ATTAATAGATGAATCATCTATTAATGAAACTAATGTTGTTCCTAATGTTACCGATCCAGTTGCATTTACTGGTCTAGAATTAATAAATCTTAAAGAAAATTCAAAATTACCCGGATCAACTCTTTCTTTTAAACATGCTCTATTAAATGTAATTGCATATATACTATCAGTACTACCAGAACCATATGTAGTAAATCTAGTAGCAGATGAATCCAATAAAAGTTGTCTGTATTGAGAATATACTGCTTGAGATGCAAAATCATACATATTAGCTGCAGAGTCAGATCCACTTCCTAATGCATGGCCATATGCAATTGAAAATTGTGGTAGTGAAGAACTGCTAGCAGGATTACCATCGTATACTTCAACATAATATTTACGTTGCGAATTAGTTTGAATTGATGATGAAAAAAATGTAGTTAACTGAGCTTCTCCATTACTCCAAACAGCAGATGTTATAGTTTCAATTTGATCTTCAATAACATCATTTTCTCGATCAAATCTAGTATAAATTCTACCAGATTTTGTTGCTGCAGATAAACGCTGTTGTTCAGCAATCATTTCATTTGCCATCTGCCTTGCTAATTCTTGTATATTAACAGATGGAGTTGGAATTACAACCTGCGGAGCTGGGGACGTAACTGGAGTTACATTTGTCGGAGCACTAAATAATGGAGTATTTTGTAAAGCTCGATCTTGAAAAAATGGATCTCTAGAAAAGGTTGGGTCTATAGGAAAACGTTGTCCTGTTCTAGATAAACTTCTTAATTGTTTAATTTTATTTTTATGCATTGTCATATCCTTAAAATTATATAGTAGCTACCGTAGCTTTTCTTACTGTTAAATTAATAGTAACACTTCCACCAGTTTCATTTCCAATAATTGTTATAGTAGCTGTTTTATCTTCAATTACTTGTGTTTTTGCAATGATTCTAAATTCAAATCCGGAAACGGCAACACTTTGTGCATCTGCATTCGCTCCAATAAATCTAGGAGTAGATGGTAATACACTACTATTAACAGCTTTAGTAGCTTGTATATCAGCAACAGTTGAATCAGACAATATTGCAGTATAACCTAATGTTCCATTACCACCTTTAAAATTGGCAGTATCTGGAGATATAATATCGCTAGTACCAGGTCCAATTAAAGTAATTGCTGTTTTACCAACAGATATTACTGGTATATTAGTCGACTGTTTTGGCAATGTTACCAATTTATAACGCAATGCTTGAGTTTCATCTGGAATTGCTTCTAAAACTGGCATATTTTCAATAACTACACCATAGTAATTTGTACCTAATGGATGTTCCGGATTCCATAATCTATAATCAACTTCATCATCGCCTAATGCAAACTGCGTTATTGTGAAATCTGATGTGCCTTTTGCTAAAAGTTCTCGACCTTTAGTTGTTAAAATGGCATCAATTGTAACACTTGAATTATCTAAATATCCCATAATATATTTCTTTTTTTACTTATAAATATTAATACTTATATTTTTTCAACTTATTTTATGCTTCTGTGGTACTACCTAATATTTGTGTAGATCCTCCAATTGTAAATTTACCTTTTGATGGACCTCCATCGTATATCAATTGATTTGGATTAGTAAGAATTATTTCTGCTACCGGTCCACCATCATAAGTATCCGTAGATTTAATATTAAAATCAGCTGAATTCATTTTTGCTCCATCATATCTTTGGCGAAGTACTCGTGTTGGTCTGTAATTAGATACATCAGATTGAATTTCCCTCGTATAAGATATGCCTCCAGAATAATAAGTTTCAATTTTCTTAAATTGTTTAGATATAACACTACCGGTTATAGATGGACAAGTAAATTCTGATTGCCAATATGGAGCAGATGCGGTTATATAAGTACTACCAGATCTATTTAAATACGTATATGAATAATTAAATCCATCATATTTACTATTTCCTAATGTTTCAATATACATAGCTAACTGATCATCATCATAACCAGTTATAGTATATAAATCATCAGCAATATTTCCAGTATAAATAATACTTTCACCAGTAGTAACAGGAACATATTGTAAACTAGATGTATATGTTTCGTTAATCTTAGATATACTAGGTAATAATGAATCTTTACTACGTTCTAATAAATTTGGTTGTATCAATAACCCGGTTAATTTATCTACTCGTGCTGGTAGTAATTGATCTAATTGTTTAAAAAATGATAAATCAAATAAAGTAAATATTCTTATATAAGAATTGATATCATTTCTACCAGAATATTTTTTCCAATATTCTCTCGACTTCCATTTTAATAAAGTATATGATTTTTCATCAGTATCTCCCGGATCACCTATATATGAATCTAATTCAGTAAATCCTAGTTGCGCAATGATATCTTCATCAATCATTGTTTGCGGAGAAAAATATATGCCTAATTTTTTACTATCTAATGGAGCTGTATCATACTGACTACGTTCGGCTCTAGTTTTTATATCTAAATTTCCAACGAGTGAACTAGATTCAATTCGAATCTTGTTATCATCAAATGTACCAGCACCAATTGATAAACTATCATAATAATATGTTTCTTCAATAGAATCATATGGCTCAGCGATGCTCCATCCAGAAAATGACGCAGATATCGTAGATTGTTTTGGTTCAACGCCTCGCAAACTAGATGTAGTATTATGATTTATTTTTTGCGTTAATGGTAAACGGAATATTAGTTCTTGATATGCATCTGTTGTACCGTTATATGCTGCCGGTGCTTTAGTGTGATTTTCAAATGCAGATAAAGACAAACTACCAGACCACAAACGAACTTCTTGCAATTGTCCTTGCAATCTAGATGCACCAGTAGAAGTTCCGCCAAATGTAATAGATCCGGATAATCCAAATGATGCGGTGGCCGATGCTGAAACTGATGCTACAATTTTTCCATATTTAGATCTATTAACAAATAAATCTAAATTTGTGTTATTTTGTCTTAATAATAAATTAGACCAACCACCATCAAATAATTCTATATTAGCAGATGCAGATCCGTTTATTTTTACTGTACCCAATGTACCGCGAGTATAATTTAATGTTACGGTGTTTCCGTTAATATTAACTAAATTCATGGTATTTGGTATAGCCGGATTTTTTATTACATCATCAGTGCGAAAACGTATTTCAAAACTTCCTATAGATTGACTGTAATTTATTGTTACAGTGCCGGCAGTATTATTAATTAAATCTAATGCATAATCAAAATTTAACTTTTCATATACTGGCGTACGATCTATTCTAGGGCCGCCATATTCATTAATACTTATCAATGAATTTGGTATTCCATAACAAGATAATAATGCTTGTACACTTCGTTTAGTACCTTTAGATTTTAAAAGTAAAGGTAAGTTATTAACAATACGACGCCATACCGTATAAGTCATTTCACGACCAGGAACAGAAGGATCTCCAACAGTATTAGACCCAGTTAATGGAATTCCTGCTTCATTGGTTCCTAAAACATACTGCCATAATTCTTGATATTGATTTCCTTCCTGTAGATTCCATCCAAATTGTTTTGCTACTGAATATAGTAATTCATTTGGTATTCCTAATTTAGGATTTTCTTCTTTTCTATATAATAAAGAAGTATGTTTAATGTATGTATATAATATATCGTAATGATGACCTAACATGTTAACAAATGTTAAGAAATCAGTAGTAGAATCATTTTGTATTATAGTTGTTGGTAATGCATATGATAACTTATTAATATTAAATTGATCATATGTATGTGCATTGATACTAGCAGTGGCAAACCAATTAATAAATGTGCTACTTGTTGTAGAACATAATGCATACGGGTATGTAGAATTAGTTTTTGGTACCGGTGTTAAATAACTACCAGTAATAGTTGCAACTACTGGAGATTCATGTGGTATCTCGTTTGATGTTAATTTTGACGATGATTCAAAATATAAAAATTTTTCAAAATTATCAAATCCACCAGTTAATGATTGTTTGTTATTTTGATAATCAGTTATATTTGTAGATGCGTCTGATCCGGAGATTGTTTGAAGTATTGCAATTTGCGAATCATAATATTCTAGTAATTCTAATTTATATTTAAAATTATTTAATCGTTCTTCTGCAGAACTATAAAAAACAAAGTTGTTAAAATCACTATAATCAATGTTTAATTTTATTCCAGATAAACTTCCAGAAAAATATGCATCGATAATTTGTTGTGATGTTTGTACAGATGATCCTAATAAATCATTCCAATTTTTTATACCTGTTTCAGAAGAAACATTATAATCAGATACTGCTTGCCAATTGGCAGATGACAACGTTGTAAATGTTTTTACTGATTGTTTTGGTTGAATAAAGATATTATCAATATATGGTAATTTCTCTTCTTGAACAATCCAACATTTAAAATTAATTTCTAAGTCATCTGGTAATGCTTCATACAACTTAACATATATATACTCCCCAACAACTACACTATTAACAAACGATACTGTTTTGTTTCTACTAAAATTTAATAAATACTGAGTATATGATTGTTTTGAAGTATGCCTTTTCTGTACAGAGTTCGTATAATCAGTTAATTGTTGAAGTAACTTAGAATCATTAATATCAATTACTCGTAAACGCAATTCTGTACGATCTGGAGAAATTTCATCGATTACTAAATACTGCTGATCATAGTTTCCGATTAAATCAGAAAAGAAATTTATAATAAATCTAAATTTACCACTTGTAAGTTTTAAATCACTTAAATGTTTATACAGATCTATAGAAATAACATTTCCAGTTAACTGTAATAATTCATTAGTGTCTGGGTTAGTAAAACTAGGTATAGCGTGTTGTAAAGTAACTTTATGATTACCAGTTATCCATGTACTATCAGAATATACATGTAATTCTACATTTTTAAGTTTTTCTGATTCTACTATTCGAATAGAACGATTAATTAATCCTAATTCTCGATCTGAGAATCTCAATCCAAATGTAGAACCAGCAGTTTTACTTAGAATTTCTTGTATGTTTTTATATTGACTTAACATGTATATCTAAATTATTTTTTGTTTCTATCATATCCTGCGGCTAATTCTATAGCTCGCGAAACCGTAGCAATATTATTAAATCCAGCATTACTTAATACCGTACTTAATTGATTTGCAGCTGCATCTGGATTAGTTACGCCAGGTATTTCTCTAGGAACATCGGATTCTAACGGATTAGTTACATCTCCAACTGCTACTTGTTCTCTTAATTCTCGAAGAGTGGTTCCAACCACTTGATCTAATGCTGAAAATTCAGGACTATCAACGCCAGCAACAGATGTAGCCGGAAATCTAAAATATGAAAATCTCGTATTTATTGTTTTATTGACAAAATTATTTTCAAATTCGTATGTAACAGGTTCTATTGTTAATAATTGATTACTGTTTGAATCTTCTTGCAAGACAATATTTCCGGCATCGTCTCTTTTATGAACATAAGAATAATTTGAAATTTTTGTTAAATCCGAATCATATTTTATTAATAATTCTCGTTGAACTGCCGGTAATACTTGTTCTACTATAGCTGGCTGATTATTAGATACATTAGCGGTAGTCGTTACCTGCGTAGTTGTATTTGTTTGATTAGTATCAGAAGTAGAAGTACCAGAACGATCTGGTACTGCTGTTTCAAATGATCTAGTATTTATATTTGTCATTATCTAACTACTTTAAAATAAACCGAATCAGTTATATATTGTTCAGTAAATCCGTCTACTATTTTAAATTCTAAACGATAATATCTTTCTGGCATAAAACCATTCATATCAATATAAATGAAATTACTAGTAGAATCACAACTTACTTTACTATAAATATTATCGTACGGAATTATGATTTCATCTGTAGCTGCATCTTTAACTGTATAATATGTTGTCGGCGGTAAGTATTTTACTGTTTGATATGGATATAAATTAGTCGGAGATTTTGATGGATATTTATCTCGAGCAAATATTCGTATTTTAGAAATTTCGGTATCTTTATACTGTGCTTTTACATTGGTATATACTAAATATGAATCTGAATCTATAGATACTAACGATCCTGTTGTAAATGTGCTGTTATCCCAGTACATTGTTAATTTTGGAACATATATAGTATGCGTTTCTCTACTAAAAAATCTTATATATCCAGTTACATTGTCATTAGATTCATCTGCATCAGAAAATCTTAATAAAAATCCATTGTTGCTGATCGAATGTCCGCCACTACCACTTATCCATAGTTTAATAGCATCAGTTACATCAATATTTAAATCAGTTGGTCTATAAGAAAATCCTTCATTATTTCCTAAGCCTGGTTGTGTAAAAAATGATTGATTGAAAAATGATTGGTTAAATACGCCACTACCAGATTGATATAACCAGCTACCACCTTTTCCGGACCCTGAAATATATAATGATGAACTATTAACTTGTATTTGTTGGCTACTAGATACCCAACTAGAGCCAGATAATGGATAATTCCAAGTTATACCATTTGATATAACAGGATCCGAACTTAGAAATCCAGTGCCATTAATCCAATTTTGTGCTAAAATATTTGCAGTAATTGTATATTCAGAAGGAAGATTTTTTGCATTAGTAGTATATAATTGCAATAAAAATTTACAATCATTTAAGTCAACTGAGTACTTTGATAATACAGTTTGTATTTCTGACATATCAAATTTTACAACACTTCTAGATTTTTGAAGTGAAGTTCCTTCTGTATCTAACCGTTTACCAACTTCTAGTATTTCATCTAATCCAGTATTATAATCTGCATATGATTCATACAACGTTGCATCTTTTTCTGCATAAAATATTCTAAACATTCAGTTATTCCTGTTATGATAATCGTATTAATATAAAACTTCCGCTTCTATACAATCCACCTAATGGTACACCACCGGCAGCTGCTTCTGAATCATTTACAAAATTTAAACTAGCTGATACTTGCCTTAATACAATACTAGAACTACTAATAGTTTGCGTAGTTGTAAATGTATTAGATCCAGTTGTAGCATACGAACCAGATTTTGCAACAAATATCGGATCAGTCTCAACATATGAAGAAGCATATGATGCACTAATTGCAGACACAGCTGTAGTTGCATATGAAGCAGTAGTTATAGTACCAATAATACTTCCAGTTACATTTAATGAACCAGATATTTGTACGGCATCTAATACATTTCCAGTTAATACATCATATATATCAGAAACAAAACTAGCAGATATCAAACCACCAGAAACAATTTGACTGCGGTTTGTAGAAAGTACTCCCATTTAATTAATCCTTTTTATATATAAATATAAAGATTAATAACTTAGTACTTGTCCTGTGATATCTTTATTTGGGAATTTAACTTCGAATATACTAGGATCTAAACTAGGATATATAATACCCTTTCTATCCGCTGTAGCTAAATCATATATATTGCCAGAATATCCTAAATTAGAGTCATATAAATTTTTAAATGATACGCTATATACAGATTGTACGCCTTTTGTATTAGCTAAAACGGTAAAGACTTCTGATTTAACTATAGGTTGGTTAATTTGCCAACGGTCAATATCAAAATAACTTTTTAACGCTTCTATACAACGCAATAAAACATCATTGCTATTATAATTTGGAAGCACTGATATTTTAAAATCAATACCAATATTAATTATAAATGCATTTTTGATATTAACTGCATCTGTTAACATTCGGTAATGTCCTAAATATGTTTTTAAGTTTTCTTTTATTGCGGCATTAAGTTCAACTAATTGTTTATTTTCATTATAACCTAAAACATACATGTTTAATGCTAATGGATTTGGAGTTCTAGAAATTTCTAAATCTTGTTGTGTGATCTGATCGTCAGGGACTATATATGATTTTGCAACACTTCCATAATTAGCCGGCATACTATATGCTCGTATAATATAATCATCCTTAGTTACAAGTCGATTTTGAGTTGCAAAATTAGCCAATGCATTATTTTTTATATCAGTAACAGAATCTCCAAACTTAGCTCCAACCGCAGGAGTTTCATTGTTTACTGCAACTGTAGTTTTTACATAATTTGTTATAGCTCCGCTATTAGTAGAATTAACATCATCAAAGTATTCAATAAAATTAATTTCATTTAATGTACTAGCTGCTACATTATCTGTTATTCCACTGCCAACTGTATATGTTACAGTTAATGTAGTATTAGATGGTGCTTGACCATATGTTCTAGTATATAAAAAATTTGATGGATCTATATCAACATCAACATCGCGCCTAAATCCTGAAAGTCCGTTTCCAACATTGTCAGGATTTGGTATAATCTCCTCATCATTATTATCAGAAATACCAGCTCCAAATTGCATTTCAGTCTTACCATCAGATCTAGTTCTAGTTACAAACCGTTTTGATGTTTTCTTTAATTTTAATAAGTAAGGAACTGTACTACGATATACAGATAGTTCCGGATCATTTTCGACTACATTAGGAACTGATTCAAATATAGTGTCTTGTGCTAAATACGGAACACGATACCAGTTATCTCCATCTGATTCTTCTACTGATAAAATTTCGACAATATTATTGTCTGGTAATACTATTTTATCATATGGAATTGGTGACCCAAAAGTATATGTAGCTGTTTTTACTTCACCGGATACTGCATTAACTTGTTTTTTTAATAAGTAATATGTAGGAAGTTTAGTTGCAGAATCAGTATCATAAATTGTTACTTCGGTGGTATCATATGAAGATGAAAATGCAAAGTTAACCGGATTCAATGTTCTAAATTGAGCAACTCCATTTGATTGTTTAACTCGCATACCAGACTTAATAGATAACGAATAATTAAAATCTGGTCGTACTGCTGATCCCGTACCAGCTGCTGGAACTAGTTGATATACATCTAATTTAACAACAGCTGGTGTTACACTCTTTGCTTCATATCCCAAGAATCTAGCTAGGTCATATACATTACCTCGTTCAGTTGCTTGTTCTAAAAAGGATTCTTTTAAATTTGTATCTGTATAATAACTTAAAACATCCCCTACATACGAAGCCAGTTCAATAAAAATCATTCCGGGTGATGACTCATTAAAATCTGTATAATTATTTGGAAAATACTGTTTAGTAAATTCTATTAAATTTTTTCTAAATTGACCAAAGTCTTTACCTAAATATGATACATCTTTTTTTGTTTTCATTGCCCAAAATCTTCTATTGATAATATGCCATTTTCTAAAGCATATATAAGTATTTTATTTTCAAAACCTGGTTGATCGTTGATACTATATGTTATTGTAATTTTAATATTATGATTCATCGTAGGATCATCTTCGGCTGTTATAATTTCAATATCAGAAATATTAATATATGGTAACCAATACGAAACTTCATCTCGTATAATAGAATCAATATCTTCTTTTAATTCTGCTACATTTGGCTCAAATATTATATAAGTTAAATTAGTTCCAAATGTTATATTATGATACCGTTCGCCTTTTCTAGTAAACAATAAATTTTTTAAATTTGCAGTAGCCTGTTTGCCAGTATCATATAATGACCCAAAAATACCCGGATAGTTCGAACTTAAATCTATTCCGTATGCGTTATCATTTGGTTTTACTTGATACTTTGGTATGTATGTATATGACATTAACTACGCCTTTATTTTTTCTTTTTAGAATCCATTGCTTTCATTAAAGCAGAATAATCTCGTGTCATTGCACTAGCAACTTCTGGCTTAATTTCAAAATCCTTACCAGTTTCCGGATCATGCATTATAGCAGGAACTTGAGTAACTGAACTTTTAGTATTTTGACGCATCATCGGAAATGTCTGTGCATCTCGTGATGTAAATTTTAATTCTTCCATTCCTTCTGCCATTAACTCAGCATATGATTGTACAGCGTTATGTTGATCTTGAATAGCAGGTGTGCTATTTAATATATCAGCATATTTATTTTCATTAAATGTAGTTTTGTTTTTAGAAGTATTATTAGTTACATTAGAAACCGGAACAGATTTTTGTTTCATTTCTGTAATTGTAGACTGTAATCCTTCTTTTAAAATTTCTGTTAATTCTTGCTTAATTACTGAACGCAATTCCTCTCGAATAACATTTCTTAATGCATTTAAAAATGTAGATGTATCTTGTTGTTTCATATATATTTTTTAAAATAAATATTATTATTTAGTATTTTATGGGCGTTCCCCAATCAGAAATAGACTCCTTTGGACCATATATGAGATTATTTTCAGTATCTATAAAAAAGTCATCTTGTTTTCCACCATTAAATATATCATCATTTTTTCCAGTTAACGATGGATATGATTTATTATCCTGTCCATATAAAATACTTTTTCCAAAGTATACATTACTAGGCGGCTCCTGATATAGTAACATTGTTCGTTCATCAGGACTTCCAATTGGATTTCTTACAAGATTTCTTTCTAGTCCTTTCTGAATAAAATTCATATTTTCTCGATCTCGTAAAATCTTACTAACAGCTGCTTTTTGCTCATTATATAAAGTATTTAAAACAGTAATTGCATCATTTATATCATCATTAGAAACATTGTACTGGTTATAAAATTTAGATACGTATCTTTTAGTAAAAGTAGATCTAGTATCATATATACTATCAGCTGCATCATTAATATAAATTCCAATTTCATCTGATGCATAATGTTCTCCAGTAGCAGGAAAAAACAGTGGATATAATGATCGGTCAGTTATATTAAAGTTTGCACCTGACAAATTTAAAGACTCACCTAATTTTAAGTTTATTAGAGAATTACTTTGTTGTTGTGCATTTATATTTGTATTAATTATTTGATCGTTACAAATATTTCCAATTACATTAATTGAATTTCCTAGTATTTCATTTACACGACCTAGTTCTAATTGTATAGAATCTGATATATTTTGTAAGCATTCCGCAGCAGATACACAATTTGTGCCGGTATTAGAAAATGTAGTTACTATTTGCGATACCGGACCTGGTACTGTTGTAGGTATTACTAAACCTACATTTTTAAAAATTATTGATAAACGTCCAATTGTATTTAATAATGATAAAATTTTACTGATACTACTTAATGATAACTGGGTTGCTGCTATTAATGCATTAACTTTTTTTAAATCAGATTTAATATCATCGATTCTAGGATCATTACATTTTATTAAACTAGTAGATGCTGGTAATGAAAGTACTTTACTAGACAACAACTCGCTTAAACTAGTTAATTCATCTAGTTGACTTAATATTAATGGTATGATAGATTTTACTATAGTAGCAGGAATACGTTGCATGTTTATTTTGCATTAATATGTTTATCAAATAAAACTTTATTGTTAGTTAATTGTTCAATAGCTTGTCTGACAGCTGGAGATTTTAATGATTTATCAATTGGAGTACAGATTACCCCGCTTGAATCAACTACTCCAGAATTTACAACTCGAATTAAAGTTTTTAATAATTTCATCGTAGCTGTACTATGAAGTAATGGTTCTTTTTTATCACTAACACCCACTTTAATTAACGGAGAATTTATTTCAATTCCTGTTTTTGAATCTAATATAATTGTATCTGTCTTTGCTTTTAATACTATACGATCTGCAAACCCGACAATTTGTGAACCGGCAAATGCAGATTCAGATTCGCCAATCTGCAATTTATTATTTAATTTTAATTTAGTAAGTTTTTGTGTGGATGTTAAATATATTGACGATGCACATGTTTCTGGAGATTCTATTATAAATTGCTTAGAATCTTTATTTTTTCTGCCATTCGATAAAATAGTAATAGGATCACCAACATTGCCAATCCATAAATCTGGTTTAATTGTATACGTGTCAGTAGTATTTTTTACAGTACTGCCAACTCGTATACTATTGCCCCACCGACCTTCAATTAATAAATCTCCCTCATATGGCTGCAATGGCGAAATTATCTTTTCTTCAATAGTTTGACCAATTACATCATTATTTTGTGTTTGATTAGTATCAGTATATCCAGGCAATGAATTATGGTTTATTGACGAGTTTAAATCTATAATTGAAATATAAAACCACTGTTCTTGATTTAATACATTTTCTCGGTCGCTGTTTAATTTAAATGTTAATATCAGTTCACCAATCAATGGAATTTTTTTTATTCCGTTTGTTAATGGTTTTGCTTGTATAATAGGTTTATTTACAATACCATCAATTCGAGCATATACCGTAAATAGTTTATCTAAATTTTTATTATCTCCAGAACTAATATGTTTATATGTATCATATGGATGTACACTGATTACCTCAGCAACGCATAGTTCTAAATTATTTAGATTCTTATCTATCTTAACATTACTCATTTGTTCCTGAATTCTTAATTACAGTCTGTTTTATATTTAACATTTCGTTATTAAGTCGTTCTAAATCAGAGTCTAATTCAGAATCTGCCATTTTTAACAACTCTTCTTTTTCTTCATCGCTTAATAAACTATCATTACCTTGAATTGTTTGTTTTGTAGAAATGTACCTCTGAGCAATTGCCGTTAATTTAACCAAATGGTCATCATTTTTAACGCCAACTTCGAGGTACTCTTTAATTAAAGGAACAATTACAGTCGCATCAGACGCATTGCGTATCAACGGCTGTAATTGTGAAATAAGTTGTGATATTTGTCGATCTTTTTTCTTAGAATTATGATATACATCAGACATTAAATCAGAAAATTTAATGCCTTTAAATAACTCTTCATTGATATCCATATGAATCTTTTTTTCATATAAATATCAAAATGGTAAATTTACGAAATTATCTTGTTCATATTCTTTAAATTTTCTAACGTATATATCTTTAAGTACTTTAACTACTCTGGTAATATTATTAGTTAGTAAACCAGTACGCTCTCTAACTAAAATATACAATGCTTTTTTATTGAAATCTTCGATGATTTCTCTAGATTCAAATATATGCAAAATAGAGTCAGCAACATGTATATCAGACTGATTAGTAAAAATATAATTGAGATTTTTATAACAATGTTTAATATATGCATCCATGAAATACTTTAAAGTGTCTCGCATTTCATCATTATGTATTTCTATCAATACATTACGTTGTTCATCAACATCTAATTCCTCAGTATCATTTTTTAATTTAGCGTATGCTTTTTGATTTTCTGCAATTAAATAGTTAAATGAAGTTCTGGTATAATATGAATATGCTTTACCTGAATCTGGTTTAAACTTATCTAGTTTCGAAGTTAAGTGAGTAACTAAATCAGTTTGAAGATCCATGAATGATGAATCAATATAATCTGGTTTCATTTTATTAATAATATTTTCTGTTAACTTCATGAAAGCCGGATATATAAATCTTCGATATATCTTTTCTCTTAAAACTGAACTCTCTGCTCTATTATAAGCAATAATTGCAATATCAGTAATCTTAGTAAAATAATTACTGCTGGGTTTCTTTTTCCTCGGACTCATTGAATTCAGTATTTAATTCATTTATAACTTGTTTTAATAATTCAAAAGTAGTTCCAGCTTCATCATCTTTTTCAAATGCGCCTAAACGATCTATTTGTTGCATTGCATCATATGATTGTTCGATTCTAGAAAACATATATCTGTTAGTATCTTCAAGTTGTATGATATATGCTTGTCGTTCATCAATAACATCTTGAGCATCTGCTAATAAACCAGCTAATACATATGCTCTACGACCTAAATATACTGTTGCTACTATTAAAATAAACAATAATAATAAAAGTATTAATATCATAATTAATCTGTATTAAATGTGCTAAAAATATCCATTAGTGCTTTATCTGCACCTGGATTGTTTTCTGCTAAATTTTTCAATGTATTAGATTTAGTTGCTTTTGTTTTCTCTGTTACCGCAACTGGCGTGCCTTGTTTGTAATTTCTCCAACGCTCATATTCAATTTGAGATGCCATATGATCTGCATGGTGAAGTAATAACGGCATATTTGTTTTTAATTTAGCCTGAGCGGATCTTGCAACAAAGTATGGTTTGTTTGCATCATCATACATTCCATCATGTATTTTAATAGCTTGATATTCATTCCAAGACATTTTAATACCATATTCTTGTAGCAACCAAATTGAAAGATCTGGAACCATTGTGAACGGAATGTTTTCATTATGTCGATACATTTTTCCTTGATTCTTTCTGTGCCAATCAGAAGTTTCAATCTGATAAACTTCATTGCCTTCGCCCGGAAATCCTATTTTACCTAAATCATGATGCATTGCAGCAAACATTAATTCTTCAATTGTATAACCACTCATATCAGATCCCATTGATTTCCAAGTAACATACAACGCATTAGCACAATCCATTACCCGAAGTATGTGATCTACGTAGCCACCAGCAAATGCGTTATGAAAATGCTCTGTACCAGACGCCGGCATCATAATCAATCGGTCTTCGAATTCATCATACATTGAATTCAATGCATGTACTCTATCTGGAAAATAATGTAATCGGTGCCTGTATTCTTCCCAGTTTGATTTTATTTTTTCTGCTTCTAACATAACTTATTTTTAATTTATTTTAAAACTGCACCATCAACCATTTTTGCGGTACATTGATAACATATAACTGTAACTGCTCTTTCATCAACACGCGGAACTATGTTTTCGCAGTGTTTACATTTTAACTTTTTGAATCCGGAACTAAACTTAGTTTTTTTTGACATAACAATATTAATTATTCTCGATCAATATAATAACGAGCAGATTCTAGTTTTTTAAGAGCTTGTGCTAAATTAGTTAGTATAGAAGGAACATCGGCTTTATTTTCTTTGATTGCTCTTCCAACATTTTTAACAATTTCATACGCATCATCAATATCATCTGTAATTTTTGCTTTGTAACGATAGTTTGCCATAGATTATTTATTTATTAGTTATTAATTTTTATTATATAATATAAATATTTTTGTTATAAAATCATAGCAATTTTTTGTGTATTTGCTATTTGAAGCAATGATTGTTCTTTAGCTTTTGCTTCTACCACAATATCTAAATCAGAAACACCATATGTACACGGAAGCTGAGTAATATAATCTGCATGTGCCTGAGCTTTTATCTTGCCATATTCAGTGTGTAGTTTTTTAAATGATGGCCAGGTTGGTAACTCCTCCATACTGATACCATTCTTAGAACATATACCCTCGATGATACCTTGAAATTCAGCACGGCGAGATTCACTGTAATGAGTGCATTGAGTAACGCCATGTTTCTGCCAAGTAGAACGAGCCATAAAAAATGCTTCTTGCTCGGATAAGTCACCGGTATTGAAAGTATGATGCCAATAATCAAATGTAATAGGAATACCAATTTCTGAATGCACCATTTCATATAAGTCTCGTACAGAATACATTGATGCCTTATCATCATTTTCTATGACCAATCGTTTCTTAAGAGAATCAGATAAACGATCATAATTATGAAGCCAACGCTGCACGGTGGATTGTTTGTCGCCATATGTAGCACCAATATGAATATTGATCTTATTTTCATAACTAGGAGCATAACCCATGAGATCAAACATTTCACTATGTCGTTCTAAACCTACAATGCTATTATCAACAACCACACTATCAGGACTACCTAGTATATGAAACGGACCAGGATGGGTAGTAACGCGATGACCATGTTCTCGAGCATAATCACCTGCAGCTCGAAGATGCTTAGCAATCTGATCGATGTTTGGTAAATCATGTAATTCATAATGATTCCATCTAGGAAATAATTCAGATCCGATACGGAACAATCGAATGCCATTCTGCTCATTCCATTTGAGTATTGGAAGTAAATCTTTAGCATTTTCTAGAGATATATCTCCAGCTAATCGTAGTCCACCAGCTTTGAATTTGCGTTCAATCATTGTGCGACCGGTACGAATACCTTTGCTACTTAAGTCCATGTTAATACATGCATAACCAAATCTTATCATAGTATTTTATTTTTTATTAATATATGAAAAAAAGTATTAAAATCCAAATACTTTATATTTATTATTAAAAGGAAATTATATGGAAAATATACTAGCTGAAAATATGCGCCGTTTTAGAACTAAAAATTTATCTGAACAAAACATTACAAACGTATTTGCTGTATTTAGATTGCCATCATCTAAACAACTTTATATAGACTTTGTAACTAAATATGCTAAAGATAAATTAAATTTTACCGATGATTTAACAATAAAAGAACGTATAGCTATTATACAAAGATCTTTGTCAAATGACAGTTTAATTAACGATACCGCACCTATACAGTATTTTCGTAGTTTAGGTTATAAAGAAAAAGATCCAAGAATTCAAAATTTTCAAAAAGAATTTGGAATTGAAAAGATAAAAACTTTATCTGGTAAAACAGCTCCGTTCGTAGATGGTGATTTTGGAGCTGGGACCGTTAAGGCCGCATTATCTGTTTTACTATCAAGACAGCAAGACTTGCTTAGTTCTTATGATGATGATACTGTATATAAAACTACACTAGCTACACCACAGCAACAACAAGCTGCAAAAGATGTTCCGGTTACTGTACAACCACCTAGATCTAAAACAACTCAACAACTGAATATCGGAACACAATCTACTCAGTAATATCCGTGTAACATTCATATGAAACATATAATCTGTTAGAGTATACAAAATCTAGAGTTTCTGGATCGACCTCTAACAGATTTTCTCTATATTTATTGCATATAGCAGCTTCGCACATAGCAGAGTCTAATAATAATGCATTATGGGCTGGAGAAAATATCCAAGATTCTAGTAATTTATTAGATAGGCTATCTAAATTGATATTAGTATATGATGGTATTTTATGGGCAACTAAATTTTCTCCGACCCTTCTAGTACCAATGTAATCCATAAATTTTATAAATCTAGCAGTAAAACTAGGCTCAGGAACAAATGATTTTGAAATAATTGAATCACGCAATTCCTGATCATGGGATACTTTGTTAGATAATAACATGTATTGTGCTTGATTATCTGCAACTAAATACAATGAATTATTCCAAATCAGTGAATGTAATCCTTTACTATTTCTATATGCATTAACTTTATTTAATAGGATTAAATCCAATTGGGTCTGTGCAAAAGAAAAACTATTAATTACGACGAATAATATAGTTATTGCATTTTTCATAATCGATAATTGTTAAGTGGTTAATTACATTAATATAATATAAAATACTTATTAAATATCCAACCAAAATATTAACTTTTTTACATAAAAAAAGGAGCCTTATTGGCTCCTAATTATTCTTTTTTAACAAATCCACTTAAAAATGCCTTTTGCTTCTTTATAGCATCTTCTAAATCTTTATTTTCTTTTTTCTTGACTTCTTTTTTTGGTTTAGTATTGCTTGGTTCTTTACTATTGCGTCGACGCATTCGTGTATTGCTAGTCCCAGTATCAATTGTTCCGGAAACTCCGATGGCGGTGTCTGATGTAGTTTTTGAATCAACGGTATCAACATCCGTTCCGCGTAATCTATCATCGTCTGTGCTTTTAGTTTTTTTCCTTCTGTTGTTTGTAGAAACTTGTCTAGGTTGGTCGGATCCTGATTGCTCATACGTAGTTCTTTTAACGGTAATTGAATTATATATTTCTGGTTTAATTGATGCTTTACGCTTTAATTCTTCTGTATCTGTATTTTGTGTGTCGTCGTATAATACACAACCCGTTGCATACTTAGTTTTATATCCATCTATTTGTATACCACATGGATACTTTATACCATCCATTTCAACGGTATATTGTACACCCCATGTATTTCTTTTAGATCGAACTACATATCCATAACAACGTTCTCCAAACCATGTAAAACAAACAGCATCTCCTGTTTTAAACAGAACTTTGTTAAATTTTTTAAAGATGTTCTCTGGAATATTTTTTGTACTCATAAAAATTAATTTATACAAATTTGATTGGTTTGATCAACTATAGAAAAGATTCGAAGATATTTAGTAACTTTATCTCGTTTAAATAATTTTTCTAATTGTAAATCTCTTCGAAGTATATATCCAGATTCAATAAATCTATAAATGATATGTCGAATAGCTTTTAAACTATTCGACTCAATCATTAAATTATTATTATCAATTAAAATGTCTACACGACCAGGATGATTTTCCAAATTTGGATCTAGCTGTTGATTCTCTTCAGCATCACGATTAAAATCTGGATCGGTATTAGCATCTAAACTACCATTTAACGAATTAAAAAATCCAGATAAATCTAAATTTTTTGATGTTAATTTTTTCTGTTCTCTGTCAAATAATTGAAACAAGTAATGTATTTTCTGCGCGTCGCTTAATTCCAAATAGTAATAGATTTCATCATTACTAATGTTTACGTTATTGTACAGTGGTTTCATGTTAGTCCAGTTTTTTTATTACTAATAGTTTTTCAATTGACTCCTCACTTAATTTTTTTATAACAACAATTTTTTGAACCGCTTCATTAATAGTATATGCAATTACTCGGCCTATAGGTTCTTTTGTTGAATCGCTTTTATAAAAGTAAACATATGTATTCATAATAGGCCTCCTTTATTTTATTATAAATATAAACCTAGTTCATATCCCTTCATGGTAGCATTAGTTGCATCAGTTAAAGTATCTGCCAATTTTCCTATTTCGTGTTTTCTTAAAGAAAACGCATTTCCTTTAACTTCTACTGGCACTGTATCTTCTTTTGATAGTAAACTAGAATATACTTCACTTGCAGTTTCTTCCATGATTCTAGAATATGAAATTAAATCTTTATAACGCATTTTAATACGTTGATTTTCCAATATTAAATGACCAACTTCTGTGTTCATTGGATCTTCTCTAAATTTATTTTCAGAAATTTCAATGTCAAACACAAAATCCATGTTTGCCCATGTTTTTCCATAGCGCTCTACAAACTTGTCTTGTATTGCTTCGGGATGATTAATGCTACTTTTCATTTTTTGTTTTATTTTAAAATTGTTACTGTATAAATGTTATCGATGTAATCATGTTTAATATTAACAAATCGATATTTTTGTATTAATGTATTAATGATTTGTCCAGGCGATACATAAAAGAACCCTTCTGATACTGATCCGGCTAATGGACATAATAGATTGAATGCAACAGCTTTATTTGCCGATTCATACATACGGTTAATCATATCCAAAATATAACTAACTTGTTCATCATCTGTCTGTTTAGTTTTATTACTAAATAGACCGGATGCTACAACCCAATCAAATTTTGGAATCGGTGTAGTTTCATACATTCCATTTGTTATATCTAAATCATATTTTTGTTTTGCTAAATCAGACATAACCGGATTGAAATCAATTCCATCGTATTCAAAATTTTCAACTCCGTATAAATCTTTTATAAATTTATACAGATCTCCTCGCCCGCAGCCTACTTCATATAAACTATTATTTATAGGATCAAATCCAGATATTAAATTTTGATAGATAAATCTCTGTTGTTGTATGGAATCATATCCAACTGGAATTGGACTATTTAATAAATAATCTGAATCGGTTTGCGGATCTAATGTATCAAATTTATTTTCTTTTTTGGTACCAAACAAATCTTGTATACGCTCTTGTAATCCTTCGAAAATTGACATAACTATTAAGATTTTGTATCAGGTAATAAATCTGCAACTAATAAATCATAATATGGAATCGTAGTTTGTATTTTATTTGATTCACATAACAGTTTAGTTAATTGCTTGTTGATATATGTTTTGTTATTTGCAGAAGTAGTAAGCATCGATACGCCACTTCTGTTTTCTAACAACACATCATACATGGTTTTTTTGTGTACTTGGAATTTATCTAAGACAACTCCTACACGATTAGTACCCTCTTGGGTAACTATAACTGTTTCGCCTGCTTTGTAACCCATTATTCTATAATTTTAATGATTTTACTTGTATTAACTGACTTAACTTCGAAATCAAACGTAGATCCAGCAAAATCTTTGACTACCTTTGCTTCTGCTTCGGTAACTGATAGTGCTTCTACTAAGTAAGTTTCTGTAACTCTTTTTTCTCGCTGACCTTTTGGTGTATCAACCACCACAGTCAACTGCACTTTTGCGGTGTAATAAGACATTTTTTTAAAATTTGAGGTTTATAACTACTTTATAATAATAGGAAATAATTTTATTAAATCCAAATTATTTAGAGTCTAAGAATTTCTTTAATCTTTTTTGATTTTTATGAAATTCATATGATTTTCTAATTTGATCTGCATTTAAATCAAAGTTTAATGCTAAATTATCTAGTAAATCAGCAACCAATCTTTCTTTTTCATATTTAGATTTAGTTTTTTTATTTAAAATACTGATAATTCTTTCTAAATCTGTAACATAACCTTTGGGAAGTCGATCTAATACCCTAGCTTGTTTATGATAAACTTTAACTTCGGTATCTTTTTTTGTGGATTTTTTCTCAGTGATAAGATTATTCATGATTTTTGCAGATTCATGTAATAAATCTCCATATTTCATGACTCCGGCATTCTCTGGACCTGGTGCGGGTAATTCTGGTGTTTCAATTGATGCTCCAGATGGTGCTTCTTTTTCTTCTTTTTCTTTTTGTTCTTCGCTACCCATTCCTTTAATATCATCTAATGATAACTGAAGTTCTAATGTATAGTCAGTATTTCTGCCGTAGCCGGTATATGGAACTATTTTTATGTATCCATCTCGGAGCATTCTTAATAATATTTCTGGCGTTAAATTTAAATCTTTACCACTTCTGGTAATAAATTCGCGAATACCAATATCAGTAGGAGAATATATTATTCCAAGATGCCTAGTACCATTCGCATCAAACTTAGAAATAAATTTTTCTTCCGCAGGCGTAAATGGAGAATCCTTTGCGGCAGCCGGTGCATTGTCAAATTCTGGTTTTGCTGGTGCCTCTGATAGGATTTCTTTAATAGTTTCTCGAATAATATATTCTACTGATTTTTTCATTGTATTTAAAATTATTTAGTTATTTCTTTAGATTCTGCTAACTGAGTTGATCTATATTTAGTAGCTAACTTTTTAATTTCATTAATTGATTTTCTAGCTAATACGCCAGCTTTCTTAACTTTTTTTGTTGTGAATCTATCATGATTTTCTTTGAATGATAACCATTGAGCTTCGATTGTTTCGTAGATTTCTTGTGATGTCATAATGTAAACCTTTTTTGTTATTAAATTTAATATAAATATCGTTTTTTTAAAATTAACGATAAAACTTGTCCATAAATAAATGTATAGGAATATTATTTATTTTAATTATTTCGCCATTAGTTAATTTAATTATAATTGTATCATCTTCCGTACGAACTAGTAGTACATGTTCGGTATTAATGAAATATTGTTCGATATTACCAGCATCATTAACTGCGTGTACAGATATAAAATTAATTTTTGAACCCATTAACTATTTTATGTATAAATATTCAAACAGTAAAAATCCACCTGCGGTAGCGACACTACAGGTGGAGTAAATATGGCCGAAACCATAACGGCCCTAGAGACGTTTCTTAAATATTAATTAACTATGTAATTGAAAAATGAGTAAGATTAGTTCCTCGTTTAATTAATTCATCAACATCTGCCTGATTAGGATACATTTCCTTCAGTACATTTAACATTACTTGAAATATGGTTTTATCATACGTACCAGTACCAGATTGTTTTTTATTAAATAAGTCTTGTGCTAATTTCCCTACTTTTTTATTTCGTTCAAAACCAGCCATCCAATCATCCGTTGTAGTGTTCTGAATATCTGTTTTTGCCATTACCGCCATGGCAGAAAGTCCCAATACAGCTAATTCATCAGGAGTTAAATTATTTTGCGTAGTTTGTTCAGATAAATTCTTAGTACCAAAACGACGCATATTTTCTTGTAATGTATTTTTCATGGTATAGTTTCAATTAAAAATATGTTTGTTCAAAATACAATACTTCGAAGTTGTTGCTAACATCTACTAAATTGGCAGCATTCAATAAATCCGAATATTCAGCAACTGATTCAGTTTGTCCTTTACGATACTCTGTTAAGAAATCAAATGTTGTTAAATCATTAGTAAATACATCAGCTGAATTCTTA